GATCACGCAGCCAGTGATCCAAGTGACCGCCCGGGACAGGCTCTATCAAGAGGTGCGCCGGCGCCTACTCCCAAACGAGGTAGAGGGAATTTTAGCATCAAGTATCGACGGATCCCTTTTCTATCAAGAGTGGCTCTTTCAGATAATGCTGGACACGTGGCCGCGCCTCCAGAAGGACTTGCGTGAATTGACACAGGCCGTACTCGATACCGGGTTAAAAATCAAGCCGTGGGCGAAAAAGGACGAGGAGCCTAGCGATTCAGCGATTGAGAAGGCTGATTTGGTTGAGCGAAGCACTTTAGGTATCCGTGCGGACATTACCTGGAGGGAACGCAGCTGGGAAGGATTTCTTAAGGATGTAATCGGCAGCTGGTTGTTAGGTTTTGCCGTTAACGAAATTTACTGGGAAGTCAGAAAAAATTCTGACAATGGCGATCAGGAATTCATGCCCCGCTGTTTCAAGCGAATCCCTGGAAGATTTTTTAGATACCCGATGGACGTCAACGAGCCGGACCGGTTGCTGCTCAACCCCAGCGGTAACTTCGGCAATATCCAGCTGTTCGACTGGCCGGATAACAAGTTCATCGTGTCGATCAATGAAGGCCACACGGGGCATCCAAGCATGTCAGCGCCGATTCGTTGCCTCTCGGTACTCTGGACGGCGAGCCGGTTCGGCATGGATTGGTTTTTAAACAATGCACAACTGTTCGGCGTGCCATTCCGCATCGGCAAATTCGTAAAGGGCGACATGCAGGGATACCAGATTCTGTCGCAAATGTTGGCGCAGATGGGTTCGAGCGGCTGGGCGGCGATCCCTACGGATACGAGTATAGAGCTTTTGCATATGGCTCAGCAGGGCGGCGGTATTAGTGAGCGCTTAGTCGAGTTTGCCGACAAGATCTGTGACATTTTTGTGCTCGGCCAAACGTTGACGACTGACGTGCAGGCCTCCGGCTCTCGTGCGCTCGGGCAAGTGCACCATCAGGTCAAATCTGATCTGATCGACGCGGTGCTGAAGTACGTCGGGTTCGTGCTTACTGATCAGTACTCTCGCGCGCTGATCGCGCTCAACTACGGGCCGGATGAAAAGGAGATCCCTAGCTTCGAGCTTGATCGCGAAGAGCCGATTGACGAAAAGACGATCGCCGAACGCGATGCCATCCTGTTCGGGAACAGTACCGGTCAGTTGGGTTTACCCGTATCGTTAGAGTTTCTGTACGATCGGCACCGAGTGCCGGCGCCGGAGGAAGGTGAACAGTTATTCGAACCTGGCGGGATCATGCCGCCCGAGCCGACAGCGTGGCCGGAAGAGCCGGGCGGTAACGGGAACGGCAATGGACAAGGGGTTACGCCGGCGATGCCCAGCGAGCGCCAACTGGCACCAGGGCTGCAGCCGAAACAGGCTGGGCCGCCTCCGGGAGCGATGCCCGGGACGGGTGTGCCGTTCAAGCTGAAGCTGGCGCGTCAGATTGGGGTGCCGACTAAGGCGAGTCATGTTCCACAGGAAGAACATTTATGGCAAGATACCCGCGCAGAACACCTGCAGAAGAACGAAAGTTCCGAGAACTCGTTGAGCTCTGTCGCCTCCATATCTGGAGACCTGTCCGACGACAAAAGCGATCGACCGATCCAGATTGGGGCACGGCGCACGCCCTCCTTTCACAGAGAGCTGGCGGCCTTACCGGACCGCGGTCCGGCCGAAGAAGCGGCTGCTAGTTCGCTAGAGGACTATTTCAAAGAAAACGCGGCTTCCATTAAGAGCATCCGCTGGAAGAGCGTGATCGATGATCGGACCACGCCAGTGTGCAAGCAGCTGCATAATCGTGTGTGGTCGTATCCTGGCCTGAAACCGCGTGGCGGCCATTCAATCCCGTTCCCAGGCTACCCGCCGATTCTCTACAATTGCCGGAGCACAGCGTTACCGGTACTCAAGACGTTCCCGGCGATCCGGAGCTGGCTGCAACGAATGGCTGGCTTGGCGACTCCGCAGAAGAAACCGCGTTACAAAGGCGGCACGTTGCCGCAACCAGCAATGAAGGAGGCAGAATGAACGGACACCCGCACGCAAATTTTATCTTAGCAGACCCTGAAAATCTTATCGCCGGTCCGCCAGGACCTCCGGGACCGCAAGGCGAAATTGGTCCGATGGGTCCGCCCGGTCCGGAAGGTCCGATGGGGCCGCCAGGTCCGCAAGGTGAGCCGGGAACGCCGTCGGTACGTGAAGCGATCGCCGCGCTTGATACGCGCATTGCCGGACTTGAACAACGTTTAGGGCGACTTGCTGGAGGCTAACTAATGGCCGCACTGACTCAACCAGCCAAACATAAGGGGACAGTCGCGAATTCCGCAGCGCTTCCGTCAACCGGCCAAGTTGCCGGCGATGTCTGGATTGCAACCGATACCGGGCATGCCTGGCAATATCAGGGCGCTGCCTTCGTCGATATCGGCCAGGGGATCATCGTGGGTGCTTATACGTGGGTAGCCGGCAAAGGGCTGCACCTGCCAGGCGCTGGCATGGTTACGTTTCCGATACCGCTATACAAAGGGAGTTAATGAATGGAGGCAACGAGCATGAACAGCCGACGGCGCCTAAGAAGCATAACGGGCTGCTTACCTTGCTACTTAGCAGCGGAGGCGATACTACCGTCAAGCTCATTACCTTGGCGCTGGTGGTGGTCAGTGGTGGTAGCAATCTTTTCGCGACCAAGAGCCTCTCGGATCAGGAACGTCACGATCGGGATCGGGCGATCCGGGAGATTCACGAATTACATGACGAGTTTGAAACTGCGTTCAAACGGCAAAAGCAAACTACGGACATGATCGAAGATCTCAAAAGTGACCTCGAACGGAAATTGAACAAATGAACTTGCTGCAAATGATCAAGGCGATTGCCGAACGCTCAGACACCAGCCCGAAAGAAGGTATTAGCAAGTACGGCGATGTCACCTATGCCGACGAGAAGAATAAGAAGTATCCGCTCGATACCGAGGCGCACGTTCGTGCTGCCCTCAGCTACTGGGGCATGCCTAAGAATCGCGGAAAGTACTCATCGGCCGACCAGAAAACGATCGGCAGCAAGATCCGCGCGGCGGCTAAACGGCATGGAATTACTCTCAGTAACGGCAACCATAACGGGCGCGCCCAGGATCATGCTGAATCGATGTTAGCGATTAGCGCGAGCGATGTAGCTATTGAACTCGGGGCCGATGGCGATCCGCCCAACGTGATCATGTTCATGCCGCAAGGCAAACAGAAAATCCAGCCGCTGATTAACGGCAAACCGGCTGAGAGTGAAATTGAGGTAGAGATCGATTCTGCCTTGGTCACTAAACTGCAAAGTGATCTGGATGCGCGTCTGGCCAAGGCGCCGCGGCCGGTAGCGGACTTCGATCATGTCCAGCGCGGGCCGGCCTCGTTTCTGCCCAAGAAATTTGAGTGGCGCGATAACGAGGGCGTCATCCTGCATGTCGATTGGACTGATGCCGGCAAGAGCGCGGTCAAGGGCCGCAACTACTCCTATTTCAGCCCGACCTTCATGTTGAGCCCCGATGGCAAGATTGCTGGATTGCCGCAACACGGTGCCATTGGCGGGCTCACCAATTCACCAGCTTTCAGCAGTATCAAACGCATTGCCGCGGCTCGGGTCGGGCCGGACGATGACCAAGGAGACGACCCAGACGACATTATGCAAAATCCGATTATTACCCAGTGTGTCGCTCTGGGTTTGATTCAAGATAGCGACGATTTGGAGGTGGCTGCTACGCAGCTGGCGACTACCGTGACCGCGCTCCAGGCGCGTGTGGAAGGCGCCGAGGCGCAACTGGCCGACTATCGGGCCAGGGAGGCTGACGCGAAAAAGGCGCTTGCCGTGGAGGCCGTTGATGCGGCCATTGCCGAAGGCCGGTTGCCCGGTAAGAACATCGAGATACGGACTTTCTGGGTCAACGCCATGAGCGCGAACCCGGAAGGCACCAAGAAAGCGCTGGCGGCACTGGTGCCGAACCCGGCACTCAAGACGGTCATCACCATCAAACACGGTGACACCAAAAGGACTGCCATGGCTGAAGGAGCGAATATCGCCGAGCAGATCCAGCTCAAGGTGAGTGCCATGCGGGCCAAGAACCCGACGCTCTCGATTGAGGACTGTTACGGGCTGGCTGAAGCGGAGAACCCGGAGCTGTTCGCTGGCGCCACTCAAACCTACGCAACGGAGGAGGCCTAAGTGTTTACTGGAACTACTGTTCGGTGGCCAGGCATTGTGAACATGCCCGTGAATCCAACGACCTCACTCGATGCGAACGGAAACCCGATTCCGACCGTGTTGCGTGGACAGTGTGTTAAATACGTTGCTGCAGGCCCATGGGTTGCTCCAGTAGCTGTAGCTGCAGACGCGGTCTTCGGTTTCGCGTTGAGCGACGCGGACATGCGGCAACTGGTCGTGCCGGTCTGGGTTGCCGGCTGCACGCTCGAGATGCAGGTCAAAGCTGGCGATGTCGTTGTGCAAGGCGCGCTGCTGTACGCAACAGTTGACGGCACAGGCTATGTCACGGTTACCCAGACACCGACCGTGCAGGCAGTCGGTGTAGCGGTTAACCCGAATCTCGGTCAAGGCACGGTCGAAATGGCACCATTGCCAGCCGGTGCCTACAACTATCAAGCCGTGCCATAAACAATCAAAATAAGGAACTACTACAATGCCTGTGATCGAACATTGGCAGTTACTAACATACGCGAAAGCGATCGCCGGAGATTGGGAAGCAAAAAACTTGGTAGGTGAGTTCTTCGCCCCAACGGTCGTGGTCGGCGGCGGCCAGTTTTTTTACCGCGACTACAAGAGCGGGAACGCTTTCCGAATCGTGGACACGGGGCGCGCTCTGGGCGGTCCAGCGGCACGCCTGGCGATGGACATCGATGACATCCCAGGGATCACCACTGAGAACGCCCTGGAAGCGTTCATTGATGACCAGGAACGAATCAATAACCCGCTCTCTATCGGCCAGATCCAGCGGCGCAAAGTCGCTGATCTGACCTATACGTCGCTCAATAACAACCTGCGCAAGGTGTTGACCATAGCGCGCAACGTCACGGCGGTTGGCGGTGCCGGGGTCTGGTTCACTACGCAAACTGAAGACCCGATTCTGACTGTCGATAACCAATGTAAATCGATGCTAGACGCCACCGGTATTTTGCCGAACAAGCTGTACTATGACGCGTCAAGCTGGTTGATTTTTCGCAACCATCCTCTGGTAACAGCTCGCATTAAGGTCGGTGTTTCGGTGATCAGCCCGGAATTTGCGGTATCGCTGTTTGCCTTCCCGATGGAGATCCATATCGGCGGCGGTCAGAAATACTACGAGCCGACAGCCGGGCACGGCGATGTGTTCATTTTCCGCAGCGACGACGATCCGTCGACCGACGACGCTTCGTGGATGAAGACATTTATTCAACAGGAGGGACGTTTTACCAATGTACGCAGCTATCGGGACGAGAACCGGTCGAGCGATGTTTTTAAATTATTGTGGTGGCAACAGATTGCAACAACCGGGGCTGCGCTGGTCAGGAGGCTCACAATCACGTGACTTGAAGTAGCACTAAGTGCTAAGAAGGGCAGCATGCCACTAAGAGCAGGCAAAAGCAGGGCTGTGATCAGCTCTAACATCAAAGAAATGATGAAAGGCGACAAGCATCCGCAGAAACAAGCGGTCGGTGCCGCCCTTTCCAAAGCACGCGAATCGGGCGCAAAAATCCCGAAGAAAGGAAAATAGCGAATGGTAGTTAAACGCAGCAGCCCGAAGGGGCATAGCAAAACAACGCCGACCAGCAAAGGAGTGCCAATGGGCGGCCAGAAAGGAATGCCGAAACCTGGTAATGGCGGGAGCATGGGCGGCATGATGACGGGCGGTCAACCAAACAAAGCTCCGAAATAAAATGGCTACGACTCCGAGCGCACAGGCACTCGTTGACCTCAGGCGAGCAATAATAACCAGAAAGGATCATATGGCTAGAAATGCAAAAGGCGGCAGCCGAGCAAAGGGCTGGAATACCGCGATCAAGCCGCCGCCTCCAGCTAAACCGCCCGGGGGAAATCCGCACGCCGGGTTGCCCACACCTGGCGGTAAAGGCGCTAAGGAATAACGCAGCAGATGACAAACGGCGCACCGCTGCCACCACCGCCTTTCGGATCTCTGATCAGGAGCCTGATTTACCTGATCATTCTGGCGATCATTCTGTATATCATTTGGTACCTCGTCGGAATGTTTGTGCATGGGATTATTTTGACCTTGATTGGAGTGATCCTGGCGTTGGTGCTGCTGGCTTATGCGTGCCGGTTATTCGGCTTGTTTTAAGTATGGCCTGGGTAATTCCAAGTACGAACGACATCTACGCGCGCCTGACGCAACCCGAGTTGCAGGCGCTCGCCACCGTCGTCATGAAAACCGGCCAGGTTGACCGGCTCAATACCGTCTGGAAAGAGTGTGTTGACCTGGTGCGCGGCAAGGTTGCGGCCTGCGCCAGGTTCCGTATGTACGCGCAGGATCCGACCGTACCCGGCGGCTCGATTCCGGAGGAGCTGTACAGCTCGTTCCTGGAGGTCACCCGTTACCGACTGATCAACTCGCTACCAGTAAGTCTGCCCATGGCGACTCCGGAGCGGCGGAAGACATACGAAGATGCGCTCCGGGAGCTTGAAGACGTGAGCAAGTGTCTGATCGAGATTGCGCCTGGCCAGAACTCGTCCGGGGTATCTGCGCCGACGTCGATCAACTGGGGATCGCAACCTCAGATCGATTTTGACCCGCAACGGCACACGAATCCTTGGTACTGGGGCAACTGGATCTGACATATGGAAGTCGAGGTTAAGGTAAACATGAATCCGGTGCTAGGCCTCTTTCGGCGCTTGATGCAGTTTGAGCCGGTGCAGGCCGGCGCTTATGCCGGCTACGAGTTTTTGCGCGATTACCATAGCAAGATGGACTGGAAAGGTGATCGCTATCTCGGGCCGGGAGTAAACAGCGGTCAATTCGCTCAAGACGTTGTGCAAGGCTGGCAACCGCCGGTGATGCAGGGCAAGAATCAGGCAACGGTAGTCAATACCGATTCGCTGCTGGCGTGGAAGATTACCGGTGGGCCGATCTACGCACAGAACGTGCAGTACTTGACGATTCCAGTGGTAGCCGAGGCTAAAGGAATTCCTGCGCGCGAGTATCCAGACAAATTGTTTCGGGCCGGGAACGCGCTCTGCATCAAACTGGGAAATCAAGTGCGGGCTATCTATGCACTCAAGCAGAGCGTCTACCAGCAGCCGTGGCCGGGCGCAATGCCGGACGACGCGGATATCCAGGCGGCCTTCGTCGGCCGTGTGCAGGTCGAGCTTACTCAAACGTTGGCTGCAGCCGCATGAATAGCTCTGGTATAGCTGTGCAGGCGCAGCAGCAACTCGTATCCAGGCTGCAAGGTGATGCGCTCTTTGACGGTAGCCTTTCTAACAACGGGCAGCCGATTCAAATCATTCAAGAGATCAAGGGTGACCTTGAAAACATGATCTCAGTGGCGCTCAGTAAGATTGGAGTTTCTGTCGTGGTGCTGACGCCCACTTTTACGTTGTTCGATTATTTCCTGCCTAGTACAGCCGGCTGGCTGATGCAGCAACTTAACGTTTTTGAAGATCCGCTATTTAACGCCAGTCCTTCGGGTACTGGCACCCGAGCTATCGATATCTGTGAGCGCATCGTGGCTTTGATGCATATGTGGCCAAGCAATCTGCCGGTCAGTGCCGGCATCCCGAGTCGTTGGCAATGTTTAGCTAAGCCGTGGGAATACGTCCGCAACACGCAGAACCCCATTCAGTACATCGTCAGTTTGCAGCTCAATGTTCTCTTACCGCAACCACAACCGTGACCTAACTTTATGGCAACAATACCCACCTACCCTGTATTATATCCCAGTACGTTGGGATATACGTTTGGCGTGCCGCAGTCCGAAACCGGCATTACGATGGAGGCGTACGAGCAGACGGACACGACAGATATTTATGAGCAAAAAGACTCCTTCGGCCAAGTGGTGGAAATCGTGCTGCACAATCCACGCAGTGAGATCACGTTCCACGGCCAAACAACCGCGGCCATGGCCTCGATGCTTGGCCAGAAGATTACCATAGCCAACATGATCGCAAGTCAGATCGCCACAGGCGGCACGACCATTTGCCGAACGGTAGCGTTCACGCACGGGCGCGCGGTCAACCAGACTGTTCGCGTTACAGCTGCCTACTATCCCCTTATTCCGGGGCCGTAATCTACGGCTCGTAATCCTAAATGTTCCATGTAAATTCTTATGCACTCAGGCACCCTAAATTATCAGGAGGCTAGCCTAACCACGACCGAGACGAAATTTGCAGCGGCGTTGTTAGTCTTCGGCTATAAACTCAAGCAACACAACCCGATCACGTGGAAAAACGAGTTCGGGTCCAAAGCGCAGTATCTGGCTTGGAAACGAACGCCGACACGCGAGAACGCTCCGACCGAGAAAGCGGATTGGAACTTCGAGGTCGGCGACAGCCAAAAAACGCAGTGGCTTTTCAAAGGGTTCAGCTCGAAAGATGCCGACAAGACGCTCGCCGAAGTGCTGACACGGCTAGTTCCTGATTCGAAAGATCGCAACGGGCTCAATTACCTAATCGACGCCTGCATGGCGCAAGTCTGCCGCGAGGTGCTGGAGCGCCGCGAATTCCTGATTCGGTTGCTCAAGTCGGTTCCGCGCGATGCGCAATGGGTCGTGGTCAAAAACGATACGGGCCAAGTCGCGATATTCGGCGTGAACGCGTCAATCGAAACGCAAACGGAGCATTTGTCACTGCTATGAATGAACTCGTTGAAGAGATTGAATCGACCGATGAGGCGTTTATCTCGGCAATAACGCCAAAGAGCCTCGATGGCATCGAACTCAAGCCCTATTCGCTGATGCGCCAAGTTGTGGCGATCGAGTTGACGGGCGCAGCTGCAACTGCGCTACAAGAAGCGATCTATGTGGTCTGGGTTTGTACACTTGAGCCAGCCGAGGCTATGGCTACTCTGGAAAGCAAGGAGAGTAAGAGCCAAGCACGGTTCGATGCGTTCGCCTGGGCTGAGCAGCACGGAATTACGATTATGAATAGCCAGCCGATTTTAACGATTTACCGACGCCTCATTAACGAGATCAAAGCGTCCACTACAGTGCGTGTCGCCGATGAGGGAATCGTCCCAAAAAACGTTGGAACGCTGCCGGGATGATCTCGATTGCTGCAACCGTTTGTCCGCTCGTGCGCATGGCGTTAGCGGAGGTGTTGTGGCAATTACCGGCAGCGATTGCGTACCAGTTTTTTTACCTGCATTGGCAACGGGCAGGTCATGAACTCATTGCTGACGATCGTGACGAGATCAGGAGAGCGTTATGCCAGCGACCCCAGTTGAAATAGAATTCATCATCAACGATGCGCAGGCCAAGGGCGAGCTCTCGGCGCTTGAAGCACATGGCGCAGGAGTTAAGCGTGCTCTTCAGAGCTTTGGGCTGGGCGGTCAAAGGGGTGCGCGGTTTCTGAATCCGGAGGATGCTGCTGCGCTGGAGGCTTACAACCGCAGCCTAAAGCAAACTACTGAGACTACGGAAGAGTTAGGTCAAGCGTCCACTGACAACTTTGGCCAAATGGGTAGCATGCTGGATCGCATAGCTGCGCGTTTACTGATCATGGAGGCGATTCGGATCGCGATCACCGAAATCGGCAAAGGGATCAAATATGCAATGGACGTTGGCGACGCCGAAATGCGGTTTAAAAACTTTATCGATACTACTGAGCATGGAGCCGAGGTTTTTGAACAGATGCGCCAGGAAGGCGCCGCTTTCGGCCAGGATTTCGTTAAGGAGACTGAACCGGCTGAACGCATTTTGGAATCGGTCACTGATAATACCGATCTTTTGCATACACGCTTTACGGCGCTTTCCGAAGTCTCGAAAGTTTACGGGGTTGACCTGAAGGCTTTAACGACCGAATACGCCAACCTGCAGGAAACCGGCACGGTCAGCTTGCAAGAGTTAATCAAGCTTAATGAACAGTTACCTAAAGCCGGGTTTAAAGAGTTGATCGACCAGTTGAAACAGGTCGAAGCTGAGTACAAAACTTTACAGAGCGATACTGAAAGCGCTGAAAAGCAGTTTAATCGGCAGCGTGAAGCTACCGATAGAGCGACGGCTGCACAGGAATCGTTCGGTGAGAAAGTCGGACTGACTCAACAGGTTATGAAGGCGTGGGAACTCGGGCGCGAGTTACGGGGTCCGCTCGCGTTAACCCCGCCGCATGGAGTCGGGCCTAGTCCGCCAACGACGTTCGCTGAGTATTATCATCGAGAAGCGATGGGTCAGCCGACTTTCGGCGCGCCTGGTGCGCGAGCGGGCTTGCAGGTTGGTCCGGCGATCAAAGCGCTCACTGACGAACTCAATAAAGGGACCGCGCAACTGGCAAAGGAATGGGGTCAACCGATTCAGATCATCAAAGATTTGGCGGCGAGCCAAGCGATTGGCAGTTCGGATATTTTTCAGGCTAGTCGGCGTGCGCGTGAAGAGCAGCAGCAGCAGCACGAGGATTTCTATACCGGTCAGAAAGAGATGGATAAATACGTTTATGAACAGCAAAAAACTGGATTGGCTCAAGTGGCTGGACGCGCCATCACCGGAATTGCTGCGGCGCCGGATTTTGGCGCAAAACTTGATGCTGTCAACGCCACACTTGATGCACAACTGGGCAAATTACATGATCCGATCGGCCAGATCATGGTAAATACTCAAAGAACAGCCACGAGCAGTGAAGGCTTACAAGCGTTGTTGAGCGGAGGTACTTAGTGGTTCTGTTCAGCTCAATAACCGCTTTTGTGGAGCAAGTTAACCGCCAGAAGCGGTGGGAGAAACGCGATATGCTTGACACGCTGATCCGGATCTATACGGGTCCGACCGAACAGGTGGACGGCTTTAAACCGGCGAACGGA